GATAACGGAGAACCAGGTTTTATCTGGCTTGATGTTGCTCGTAATTATGGAAGACTTGCAGATGCACCTGATTATAAAGATGCTCGTGTTATGGGATTCAATCCATGTGCAGAGCAACCACTTGAGTCTTATGAACTTTGTACTCTTGTAGAAGTTCACTTAAACCGTCATGAATCTAAAGAAGATTTTCTTAAGACATTAAAGTTTGCATACCTTTATGGAAAGACTGTAACCCTTATGCCAACACACTGGCAGCAGACAAACGGTATTATGCAACGCAATCGCCGTATTGGAACATCTCTAACAGGTATTGCTTCATTTGCAGATACTTATGGACTTCCAACAACTCGTGAATGGATGGATGAGGGATATAACAAGATTCGTCACTATGACCATCAGTATTCAGAATGGCTTTGTGTTCGTGAATCAGTTCGTGTAACCACTGTTAAGCCTTCAGGATCTGTATCACTTCTATCTGGTGCTACCCCTGGAGTTCACTGGGGTCCTGGTGGAGAATTTTATCTTCGTGCTATTCGCTTTGGAAATACTGACCCAATGCTTCATTTGTTTAAAGCAGCGGGGTATAAGATTGAAGCAGACCTTGTATCAGCAAACACATCAGTAGTCTATTTCCCAGTAGCGTCTGGACACAAGCGTGCAGAAAAGCAAGTTAGCCTATTTGAAAAAATTGGTTTGGCAGCAACTGCTCAGAAATACTGGTCAGATAATGGTGTTTCTGTAACCCTTTCTTTTGACAAAGAAGAAGAGACAAAGTTTATTGCTCCAGCCCTGAATATGTACGAAGGACAGTTAAAGGCAGTATCATTCCTTCCAATGGGAAATAAGACATATCCTCAGCAACCTTATACAGAAATAACAAGAGAAGAATACAACTCATATGTAGGTAAGATTGGCAAGATTGACTGGTCTGCTATTTATGATGGGGTAGAAAACCTTGAGGCTGCTGGTGAGGCATACTGTTCTACAGACGCATGTGAGATTAAGTTTTACTAGTCCCTAGCCTGCTATAATAGTGGTATAGGAGAACAATGTCTAATCCATCAAACTTATATGCAGAAAAGATCTTTTCGGAACACCCATTGGTTTTGTGGGCACTTGACGATAAGGCTGACTATGTAAGTTTGATTACAGAGGCTCAAAGAAATATTGAATCTCTTTGGACCGTAACTGGTGGAACTAGAAATACAGATCCTGGAAGTGGTGCAGTAAATCCACCATTTGAGGATAGCCTTTCAACTAGTATTCTAGGTACTGTTCCATCTGGATCTCCAGGAAATATTGTTCTTATTAGTCCAAACCTTACTAATTTTTCTAACATGAATGCTTCTCTTGGAACTTTCTCTGTTGGATCTTATTTTTATTCAAACAGTATTTATGCTAATTCTGTATCTATTGGATACGAGTATACAGACCCAGCAACATCTTCAGTTGTTCAACAGTTAGAAACATTCACTGATCCAATATACAATAGGTGGTCTTTTATATCTTCTACTTTTACAATACCAGACAAGGTTGCAACCTTCAGGATTGTAATTAAAATTGCTACTGCTGTTGGCGGAGCATCTACTTCAGATTATGAATTTTATGTTAATGGTATTAGTGCGGGACAGTGGGCAGAAGAATTTCATGCTACCTCTCTTGGAACTTCCGTTTCTTCATTTCCTACAGACATTGCCCTAACGCAAGACTATGCAGTTGAGGCACTTCCATACGGATTAACAGATGTTAGCGGATACTATTTGGCATCAGCAACATCTTTATTTGCAAGGAACACAAGTATACCGTTGGTGTATGGTGCATCAGGACTTACTAAGATTACTCCAAATGGAGAAAATCCTTCTTTAATTATTCCAGGTCAAGGATTCTTAAATGAACTTGGCAGATACAATGAGTACACTGTTGAATTCTGGGCAAGAATAAACTCAGATGCAACACAGCCAAAAAAGATATTTGGACCAATTGCATCTTCAGATGGTCTATATGTTGAGTCTGGATTTATAACATTAAAAATTGGAAATGCATTTAGATCACACTTTGTTGGCGAATGGTATCGACCAATGCTAATAAATATTAGAGTTATTAAAAATGCTGCAAGTTTACTTGTTAATGGAGAAGAAGTTTTGTCCCTGTCTTTTGACACAGAGTCAATATCTTTACCCGCAGCACTAAATGAAGCAAACCAAGACTCTCAAGACTGGCTTGGTTTTTATGCTTATACAGATGTTCCAGAAATAGAAATTGACTGTGTAGCAATTTATCCATACCAGGTCCCAGTTACAGTTGCTAAGCGTAGATGGGTTTATGGTCAAGGCGTTGAATCACCAGAAGGAATTAACTCAGCCTATGGTGGAACATCTGCATTTATTGATTACTCTTTTGCAGATTACACAGCAAATTATTCATACCCAAACTTTGCTAAATGGCAACAGGGAACATTTGATAATCTTGTTACAACAGCAACATCCCTACAGACACCAACATATGCTTTGCCAGACATATTTCTTGAGACAAAAACATTGCAAGAATTTTATAATGATAATCAGGCAATTCAAGTTGGAAATGCAAAGTTTATGTGTTTGAAACCAAATGAAGACTGGAGCGCTATTGATGGATATATTAACTTCTCTAGTCTAGACATATTAAACGACGAAGTACACGCCATCTATTCTGTAATTCAGGCAACTGATGCTGATGCCGATGAACAAATCCTTATTGATATTCAAGACACACTGACGGGAAATAAACTTAGCGTAATTAAAGAGGGGCTATTGGTTAAATATTATCTAACCTATAACAACGATCAAGAACTTCTATATACAACAGATGCACTTGTTCTTAATACAAAAAGAGCAGTTGGAATAGATATAGATAAACTTATTAATACTTTTGGCGGAAATGTTTCAACATTTTTTGGAAGCAGAAAAGGCCTTACCTTATACATTGGTGGAGATAAGACGGGAACTAAAACTTTCTCTGGATACATCTATACAGTTGGATTATGCACAACATCTAACAAGGCTCAGTTAACAGATCACTTTCTAGACAATGGTATCGCAATTCTTACTTCTGGAGATGAACTAATTGTTCACACTGCAAGTTATACTCTTTTAGCAAATGAATCCTACAATACTTTCTTTCTAGATATTGGAATTTCTGGATATTGGGAAGATTATATGCCTCTTTCATACTTTGCTCAGTATGTAAAAAATGACGTTGGTAATGAATACTATGATCTAGATTTTATTCAGTTTAATGTTGACTATCCAGAACCATCTACAGTTACCCAGGCAGATATTGGCGTTGAGTCTTTTTCTTATCTTGACTTGTATAATCAGTATGCTTCTCCATCTCAAAGAACTTATACTGATCTAGCAGATGCAACTGAAACTGGCTGGGAAGACTATCTAGATATGGCTGAGCAATCTGTAAGTGCTTATATATATAATACAGACAATTCAGAGGTTAGAAGTTATATAACATTTCAATATGTTGCAGAAGGAGCAAACTCTCCAGTTGCAAACTTTTTGACAGTAGACAGACCGCTACAAACAAAAATATTAGATATGGACAATCATCCGCAATGGGAAACTACAAGATTTGAGGTTGTAAACAATACACTTATTTATCCAAGCAAAACTGTAGACTTTAATGAGTTAGCAGTTGTGTATCGTCTTGAGTTTAATATTCGTGGAATATTAACCAAGCCACTAAACCTAAGAAACCTTTCCCTTGCTTCTCAAGTTTTAAATGACAACTCTTTTAATCCTATTGGTACAAAATTTGGAAACGACTTGTTCCCATATAAGAGGTCTGGAATATATTATGACTATAAGTCTAAAAATCCTTTTAGCATTTACAAGGGAAGCACTCCATACCTTTATATGACAAAAAATTCAGGAATTGAAGTTCGTGGAGATTTTATTTCTTCTATAGATCGTGGAGTAGCCTTACCAGTAAACACAACGCTTGCAAACAATTATCGTATTAGTGCTTTCCAGGCTTGGTACAGAAATGACAACGCTCTTTTTTCAAGTTCTCCAGTACAGTTGTTTGAAATAAGACACAAGAATGAAACAATAAAGTTTTATACAAAAGCAGTTAATGCTTCTGGTAGTAGAGCAAAAATATACGCAGTTAACGACTCAACTGGAGAAGAGGTCAATGGGTTATCTTATTATATTAACGGGTACATTGTCAGAGAGCCAGTTCTAACAATTAAAGAGTGGACTGTAATAGGTATATCCTTTGGATCATCCCTAATCTTTGACTCATTCTTGGGGTCAATAAATGTAAATGGCCCAGGAGTATTTAATAATATTTCTTATTACCAAGCAACAGACTTGCAGCAAATTCAGAGCGTCATTACAAGACCTTGGGCAAATGTTAAGACAGAAGATGGAACCAACTTTGACTGGCAGCATTGGAAGACTAACTACTCGTGGAACGGTATGCTAGTTGTATCAACATCCTCAACCTATGGTGTAAACCCTTCAGAAATCTATAAAACCTATATTGGAACCAATAAGATTATTGTAGATGATGGTGAAGGCATGAGTCTAGACTCTGATAAACTTAAGATTTATGATGCTGTTGAGTGGTCAAGTTCTGTTGTCACTGCAGTCTAATATGGTATACTAAAGGTTATGAATCCATTAATTAGTCAAAAAACTGGTAAGCCTATTGTAAGCAATGTCCGAAGAAAGGTCATTGAGAAGCAGTATGACTGGGGTCTGTACGTATATAAGAAATCAACTGGCAAGTGGTTTACAGACGGAGAAGGCAATGTACTCAACATTGAGTCAATGCGTGGTGACATTTCTAAGATTGCACAACTAAAAACTGCAGCAAAACACTTTGGTGACCCAGGAGATGGTGAAGCCGTGTTTGTTGCGGGACTTACAAGAATTACAGATGAAGAACACTCAGAGCAGATGGACAGACTCAAGCAGGGGTTAATTCCATCAATGAACGATCTAGGTGCTTGGCATGCTGCACAGCAAACAGTTGACAAATTTGGTAGGGGTGCTTTAGATGAGTGAAGAAAAAAGATACATTGGTGCAAGTTTAAATACACAAGAAGACCAAGAAGATATCTTTAAAGACCAAGATCCTTTTATCAAGTCTTGGGAAACTTTAAAAGAATACTCTGGACTAGATCAAAACTTTAAAAGAAGAGTTTCAAGAGTTGTTAATAAGGCAGTTGGTGATGATGCGTATTTAGATTCAGCAAATGCAATGCCATCAGGACAGGATTCTGGATCTAAACAGATTAATCCTGGAACCGTATATCGTAATGGATACGGCCTATTTGATGTTATTACTCCACCATACAACATGTATGAGTTGGCTAACTTTTACGATACATCCTTTGCTAACCATGCAGCCATTGATGCCAAGGTAGAAAACATTGTTGGACTTGGTTATAGATTTGATATGACAGACAGCACCTCTCTTCGTTTTGAAATGAGTGAAGACGAAGACAAAGTAAAGCGTGCTCGCAAACGTGTAGAGCGAATGAAGATTGAGATCCGTGACTGGCTAGAAAGCCTTAATGATGATGACTCATTTACAAAGATTATGGAAAAGGTTTTTACAGACCTTCAAGCAACTGGTAATGGTTTTGTTGAAGTAGGAAGAAATGTTGAAGGCGAAATTGGATACATTGGTCACATTCCTGCAACCACTGTTCGTGTTCGTAGACTACATGATGGATTCCTTCAGATCATTGGACAAAAGGTTGTTTACTTTCGTAACTTTGGAGCAACTAATCCTAACCCAGTAACAAATGATTCTCGCCCAAATGAGATTATTCATATTAAAGAATATTCTCCACTAAATACTTTTTATGGAGTTCCTGATATTGTTTCTGCCCTTCCATCTCTTATTGGAGATAAGTTGGCCTCACAATATAATATTGACTATTTTGAAAACAAGGCGGTACCAAGATACGTAATTACACTAAAGGGTGCACAACTATCTGGTGACGCAGAAGACAAGATGTTTAGATTCTTGCAGACAGGTCTAAAATCTCAGTCACACAGAACTCTTTATATACCACTTCCTGGAGATACTGATCAGAACAAGGTTGAGTTTAAGATGGAGCCAATTGAAAATGGTATTCAAGATGGATCATTCAAAGAGTATCGCAAGCAAAACCGTGATGACATTTTGATTGCTCATCAAGTACCTATTTCTAAACTTGGAGGAGCAGATTCCTCAGCCATCGCAGCAGCCTTGGCACAGGATCGTACCTTTAAGGAACAGGTTGCAAGACCTGCACAGCATCACCTAGAAAAGATAGTTAATAAGATTATTCGTGAAAAAACAGATATTCTTGAACTTAAGTTTAATGAGTTGACGCTTACAGACGAAATTGCACAGTCTCATATACTTGAAAGATATGTCAAGACACAGATCATGCTACCAAACGAAGCCCGTGAGATCCTTGATCTACCACAGGTTAGTCATGGGGATGAACCACTTCAACTCTCAGCAAGGCAAGCAACTGATGCAAGGGCAAACCTAGCAGGGAATCGCCAAAGGGATACAGAAAGAACAAATAACCAATCCGATGGCA